AGCAGAAGAAATATTTGAAAAATATCCGTTTCTAAGTTTGGTTACATACGGCGGCACAGAATATATAGGAATAGTACAGAATCAAGACGACACTGTACTAAGCATGTATGACTACAGTAAAATACCAGAAGATCTCAAAGCAAGTTTTTTAGAACTAGGCGATGTGTGGTGGTGGGAATCAAATAGGATGATTCCTATTAACTTATTTCTCAAAAAAGATTTTGCACAGTTTGCCAGCATATTAATTACATTTAACATTCGTGATACAGAAATTGTTAAAGGCCCAAGTGTAAGTATTGCTGAACTAGCAAAAAAGCGTAGCAAAAGACGCAATATTCAATTGGTCAAAAAAGTAAAATGATGGAATTCTTTTTAGTTCTAATGATTAAACATTTCATTGTTGACTTAGGTGTGCAACAATATCACGGTCCTAGACAAAAACACCAGTGGTTGGGCGATGGTCACAGGCATTATTTAGAACATGGATTAGCAACAATGTTTATTGCACTTTGGTTTGCACCAGAGATTGCAGTAATTTTAGGTATACTTGACTATGTTATACACTGGCACATTGACTGGGGCAAACATCATTTAAATAGATACCTCAAATGTGAAGCAAGAAGTACTACATGGTGGTGGATTAATGTATTAGATCAATGCTTGCATGTGCTAACATACTATGCTCTAGTGGCGTGTAGTGCCGCCGCTATTGCTTGAAATAGTGTAGTCATTAACATCTAAATCATCAGCAAGTGTGTCCGCTACATGTTCAAGCATTTGCTTGATCTGTTCATCTTCTAAAAATGTTTTATACAATACCAGACTGTGCTTTAACAGCATAGTAGCCACATACATAAAATCTTCGTCTGTGGTTAATTGTGTTTGGATGTGTGCTACTAGTGCATTTTGTATATCTTGCATGCGTTGTGTGTCGTTAGCCATTTGTTTCCCTTAATATATTCATATGTACTGCTACTAGTTGTGCATATGCTACACTGTGACTTTTCTTAAAAAAGTATTCCTCACCTTCTGGACGTTGCCATACACTCTGTGCTACTTCTGCCCAAGTTTTGCCCACTAGATGTCTTTTACCAGGACGAATAACTGCAAGAAACATTGCCATACGAGGTATACTATCAATTGGCTCTGGCATCTTACACATTAGATCCCAGTGATTGCCAATGTGTATTACACGTTCAAAAAATGTTTTATCCAAAAGCATTAGCCAATTGGGATCCTTCATAAGTTCAACTAGATGTAATTCGTTACGCACATGTTCATATACACTAACATTCAACAAATCCAGTTTGAAGTACCCAACTTCTTCTGCTAGTTTGTGTTCCAGTGTAGCAATTCCATCATGGGCAACGGGGATATCTGTAAAGTAAACGCCGGTGTTATGCCGTGCATCTGTGTTCAGTCTTGCTGGGATACCACCAATATACTCCAGTAACTTTGTACGATCAGCAAAATCAATGTCTACATCTGGCATATCAAACATTATAGTCCTGCTTCCTTTAGTATATGTTTAACCCATTCTGTGTCTGCAAAATAGTCCACAAATCTACGCTTCCAATAGTCCGGATCAATATACGGAAAGATCATTTCAATCTGCTCTGTGCTTAGTTTGTCCAGTGCTGCTTGCCCACTTGCACAGTTAAAAATAATCCAAGCACTGATGCGCCCTGTTGTAATATGCTGCACAAGAACATTAGTGTTTACATAGTTAAAGTAATGGTTGAATACACTGTCCTTTTCTTCTGCCCAAGTTTCCATGGTTCTAATACTACGCTCTAGTGCATCCTGCGTTGCTTCTTTGCGCAAGTGATCAAACAAATATTCTTGATACACTGCGTCTTTACACCAGTAGTCCAGTTTCTTATTGCTCTTAATAACCCAGTCAATAAACTTTGCAGTGTTGATTGCACGAATAGCAACCATGTGTCTGCCAAACTTTACAAATGCATTATAGTATGCACTGTCACTGAAGTCTTTGTATGTTTTAAACTTTGCACTGCCCTGTGTAAGTTCATAGAAGCGCAAGTAAGCAGTCATGCCCAGTTTAACACCTGCTTCATTCTCTTGTTGTGCTCTGCGCTTGGGCTCGCACAAATGCGCCACAAGAGTGCTTTCCTTGCGATAACCTTTGCCACAGTATTGACATGTGTAATCTTTGGTTTCCATACTATAATTAATTATAGCATCTTTTATGACGCTTGTAAAGTCATTCATGCATCACCGTAGAGTTTAGAAATTTCCTTAAGGTCCTTGTCTGTGTATAATTCACACAACATATCTAGCTCGTCACTTTTTGCATGTGGATGCAGTCGCTCAACATCTTTGCGACGCTTGCTGCTATTATTCTTGTCTTTCTTTTTGTGTCCAACCCACTGATGAAACTGTGTTCCCATACCAGGACTTACTGTGCATAGCAGTTGCCACACCAGTTTAGGATGCTTTGCTAGTTCAAAATATGTTTTATTAACACGCTGATTGCCAGCCATCAAGTAATATGCCTGTAGTTCACTGCTACCTTTTACTAAACTTACATAACGGTTTAGTAAGAATGGTGCAAGTTGTTTTTGATGCTCTGGTGTAAGCCCATCATAGAACGCATAGTCTTTGCGATCTATTGCAGCAAGCACTGTGTTTAAGGGCAACTTATCAGTCAAATCTAACTCCATGCGTATCTATTACATCACTAAATGATAGCACAAACATACGAGCATCGTCAAGTTTTGCAAACTCCAGCACAACTGTATTGTCTACACTCTCAATATTGAAGTCTGTGTCTGTGCGCATTTCCAAGTATTTTTTAACACGATCCAGTAGGCTATACGCTCGCTTGCCGTGCTTTACTGCAGTGTGAAAATCCAAATGTACACTAAACTGAAAACTTCTATAGTCTGTGCGGATTATTCTACCAGGCTTTGTCAATGCTAACAATCTCGTTTTGCTTGTTGATTTCTTTGGCACAGAAAACACAACGAGGATTCTCTACGCCTGTTTCAATTGGAATAGCAAGTATTTGTCCCTGTTTTAGTTTGGGAAAGAACCATTTTACATCGCTGTAGATGTCAACAATGTTAACTGGCAAGTAGTTGTGTCTAAAGTCTCCCAGTGGATTAAACACAAATGCTTCAAACCCGCGATCATTTAAACTGCTAAAGTTTAGCATCTCTAGATCACCAACATCTCTATCACCAATAAGGATTTTCCAATCCACTGGCATGCGAATCATATTGCCGCCAACATCTAGTACCACTGCTGGGCTGTTAAAACTTTCTAGAAAAATAAGCGGTATGAAAAAGTAATCTGGATCTGCTGGATTGCTGTTGTCTAGTATTGCAAAACGAAGATCATCCACTTCGTCTGGTATATCATTCATTTCATACGCAGTGTTTTCCAGTGTTAGAATTCGCATTAGTATACCTCTACAATTTTATCAGCAATGCCGTATTTCACTGCTTCTTTTGCACTGAGCCATACATCCTGTGGAGGAAGCAGTAGCTCACGGATTTTCTTTTCATTAAGTCCTGTGCATTTTTTATAGTGTTCAATCATACGCTCTGTGCTAAGTTCAAACTCACGCACCTGTGCAAACAGTTCATGTTCTTTGCCTGCACTACCCCAACTATATTGGTGACTGAGGATACTTGTGTTTGGCGTAACAACACGGCGACCTTTATGTCCTGCCATAAATGTAAGGATACCACAACTTGCAATAAGTCCTAGTCCCACTGTTTTAACGGGAATAGCACTGCCTTTCATAGTATCAATAAGTGCAAAAGCACTGTGTACACTGCCACCTGGGCTGTTGATTACTAGTGTAAGTTCTTTAGGACGCTGACTTTTAGGTAGCAGATTCATTTCAATAATCCACTGAATATAAGGTGCAGTGCTTTTGTTATTGAACCCTTCACTGAAGTAGGCAATGCCTGTGTTGTACATTAGTTCGCCTGGTTTAGGCAATCCTTGATCTTCGCTCATGTTAATTCCAATCTGCTTTCTCTACCGTAAATGGGTAGTTGGCTTCTTTATAAAATGCTTTTCTTTTTGTTAGATGTCTTTTAGCGTATTTCGCTGTACTGGTTATGTCCCAGATTTGAACAAAGTCTTTATCTTCCGCTTTACGAATTCCACGCCCAATACTTTGGATAACGCGAACAAAACTTTTACCGGGCTCAACAAGCACCAAATTAAAAATGCGAGGAATATTGATACCAACAGCCGCAACACCGTAGGTCGCGATGATAACCTTTCCTGTAGCAGTTGATACCTCGTCATATTCTGCTTTTCTGTCTGCACCTTTTGTACTCCCTGATACAAATACACTGTTGGGTATTCTAGTTGCCAGTTCATTGCCTGCTGCAATGCGATCCACTAGTATAAGTGTATTGCCTGTGTCTTTGATACTGTCACACAAGCCTGCAATGTAGTCCAGTCTATCCTTGTCCTCTAACAAGTATTTAAGTTCACTTTGATAGTTTGTGTGTACTACTGTGTCAATCATCTGTACAATATTAACATGACACTGTGCAAGCACACCCTTGTCTTGCAGTTCTTTTGCACTGATCTGATTGATTACAGGGCCGATGCTGCATACGATTCCTACACTCTCAAACTTCTCTTTGGGTACTGTGCCAGTTAGTCCCCAACGTATGGGTATATGGCTCATTACGCCCGTTAGAAGGGCCGTGAGAGCGTCTGCTTTAGCCATATGCACCTCATCCACCATAATACACACTACATCCTCTAAAAACTCACCAATGCTTACTTCTGCTACCGCATTCTTTGTGTTCTTTAGCATAATGTTTAGACTTTGCCAGGTACATATGGTATGTGTTTTTCCAAACTCTTTACGGTCACCATAGTATACACCAACGTCCAGTCCCATGTTAACATAGTCTTCTTCTGTTTGTGTTACCAGACTTTTGTTTGGAACAATAACAATACTGCGTCCATAGTTCTCAACACTCTTGCTCAATGCCGCAGTCATCAGTGTCTTACCTGCACCTGTTGCAATCTCTTGTAGGCTTTGCGGATTAGTTAAGAAGTTATTGATTGTTTCAATCTGATAGTCACGCAACACAATAGGTTTCCCTGCCATTGGATGCCCTTTGGGCCATACTGTATCACTAAATGTATCTTCATCAACAGGCTCTAACACAAACTCAGATTGATAATCACGCATATCATTTAGTGTTATGTCATAGCCTTGTGACACTAACACAGGAAGAATATCTGGAAGCAAGTTAATGTATGTACTACCGCCCAGTTGAAAGAATGCTTTTTTACCATCCCAGCGTCCAAGTTTAACAGCAGGCAAGTAACGTGCATAAGGGATTTCATACTTGAACATGTTGGATAACTTTTTGCGAGTATCCAAGTCAAGCCCTTCGATCTTACAGTTTACTTCATCCTTAACGTGTATTATTGCAGGCTTCATAAATCTTTTCCGCTATCTGTTTATGACCTTGTTCCAGTGGATGCCCGCCAGGTCCATGCGGTGTGTCATATGCCCATTCAACAAATCCATCATTGGGCCAACCCACAAACTTAGTATGGTCTATTAGTTCGTAATACCCTTGATTGTCTTTATAGTATTTGCCAAAACGATGCTGATTATCAAACACATTACACATTATATACTCTATACCGTGATTTTGCAAGAAACTCTGTAACAGTACAACTTGCCTTAACCAGCGACGATATTCATGTTCGGCATTATTATTCACAGTAATATATTTAATTAATTCGTGCCTATATTCCAACTTGCCGCTGCGATCTTCACTGAAAGCACGACTGTTGCAGCCTGGCCATATATCATATACGCCATGCTCGTCAGCATGCTCTTGCCTGCCACAACTTGTCCAGGCAACTACTACTAGTTTGGGCTTGTGCTTTGCAACTGCTTTAATAGTTTTCTTTACAATGTATTCGTTACCAACACCAGGTCTGCCATCATTAATCAAACGGTAACCAAGACGATCAGCAAGCAACACAGGCCAGGCTTGCTGTTCTGGATTGGGTAACTCTTGTCCGTATGTGAAACTGTCGCCAACTGTATAAAGCATAATATCCATTATAACATAAAGTGAGTGGGTAGTCTATTTCTAAACTACCCACTCGGGACCGCGATTGGAGGAGAGAGGAGAGAGGAGCCGCGGTCCAAACCGTCAAATTTTTAACAACCGTTACACTCGTTTCATACAAGTGCTTTCTGCAAGCGCACGCCAGTTGTTTGGTGAGATGTTTTTAAGATCGGCAACTTTAAGTGCCATCCGCAAACTTACCTCACGGAACTTGTTACAGTTATCAGCAATAAAGTCGATGATCTCTTTTTCTTCTTCAAGATCGAAACTGTAATCCTTAAACAGGTCACCAACTTTTGCAATCTGCTTTACACGCAGGATCTTATCACGCATAGTATCCAGTGTAAGATCCAAGTAGTGACAGCGTGACTGCAATGCTTCTAGGTGATCCTGCAGTTTCTTGCTACGCACATTTTCAAATTTAATGTTTGTAATAAAGCAAGCACTGCCTTTAAATTCAAACTTATCTGGGATGCCTTCGCTACGCAGTTTGTTAGATTCTGCATTCCAGTAAATCATCCGCTTCTTG